TAGTTGAAATGTCTGTTGTCGGCAATGTCTGCACTACTACGCAATTAATGAAATTCAGACCACTAATAGTGGTGTTTAACATCTGTAAAGCCTGTGCCAATACATCAGCGAGGTTTCTCGGTGTCTGCTCGGTCGTGTTAAAACTTTCATTAAGTGCTATCGGTTTAGTTACTGTCGCCATATCTTCCCCTTTCAATTCCCATCATCAAATACAAGGTTCACCGCTCCATTGACTACTTTCAGATACTCCAACGAAATGACGTTAGAGGTTATGTCGATTCCGTCTCCTGCTATATATCCACCCGATGCGTCTTTTATGCAATACAAAATCCCATTGGTTAATTTACTACTTGGTAACGCATCATATTCGGCTTGGGTTAGTTCTATTACTTCTTGGATTATATCAACAACCGTTTTTCCATTCTGTGCGTCATCAGTAACATTCACATTCCCAATGAATTGTATACTCGGTTCTTGTGGCACATCTGTTCCGTTCTCGTCAATGATAGCGTGACCGCCACCGCCACCGCCCATGTTTTGATCTATAATTTCCATATTGGAGGCATAATCCTCCATGAATGACTTCTGACTATCTGTGGTTTCGGGTTTGCTTAAGTTGTAATTGGTTGTATGTGTTGCCATGAGTTACCTCTTATAAGGTGGTATATTTAACTTTAACTTTATATTTTCTGTAAGGCTGTGCATCAAAATAATCATAACTGAAATAAATATTTGAACTATCAACAGTATAAGTGCCATTATATCCGCCTATACTTGATAAAGAATTTACCCATCCATTGCCCCAATCATACCAAGCATCAACAACTTGTATAAGGTCAACATTTGAAATACCATGTGGATGCCCGTACTGACCGCCAAATCTTTCATTTGACCACTCAATAGTTTGTTCTTGAACTTGACTTCCGCCACTTTCATTAATTAGAGTCCAAGTATTTCTTATATACAGATAACATTTTTGATATTGATTATTGCTGTCGAGCATTATATACATATCGCCATCATTACCAGCAGATGATGGTGCAATTGTTCCATAGGTAATACTATTTCCATTACTTATCCCATATTCTTTTCCGTTTAAAATCATTTTCGGCATATCAATCACCTATATCTAAATATGCGGGTGTTATTTGCAGTGCTATCAATTGCTACGATATATCTATTGCTAATAGCCAATGGCTTCCAATATTCATGTGTAATAATTTTTACATCTGCATTAAAATCTACTAACACCATTCCAAGTGCGGAACTACCATAAGCACATTTATTTCTTCCATCAGTATAATAGAAATGATAATCACTATATCTTGGATCTGTATTTCCAAAATTTCCGACCATCTTTATCGGAGATGGAGTAAAGAAATCACCTCCATTATTCCCATCATATGCTCCCCAATGCCATGCCCCATTCACATATGATGCAAGCCATACATACCCATTTCCACACATTCCTCTGTCTGGGCATCTTGCAAAATCTACTCCTGCATCAGTATTCATTACTTCCCATTGAATATCGCCTGAAAGGTCGAATCCATATTTACGGGCATAATCGGAAAACCAAACAGCATTACTAAATCCGTAAAGAGTATTATTGTCAACAAATCCACAAATAGTTCCATTTGAAAACTGCTGACTTCCTATCTGACTAAATGTTTCGTTGGATACATCAAGTTTGTATATTTTGGGTGAACCAACACCCCTGTCAACAAAGTAAAAATCATCATTAACCATTATACAATCAGCACTTGATGTTAAGGAAATTGCTGAACTTGAAATAGCAAAATGATAATATATTTCATTAGTGGTTAAATCAAAAACATAAGCCTCATAATTGTAATCAAGATTTTGTATGGCAATACCATAATTATTTACAACATTTGATGGATGATATAAATATGTATTTTTGTCCGTTGGAATATTTGTAATTTCAATTAGTTCCAAATCGCTTATTCTTGTTTTAGTCAGATATGCTAAAGGTGTAGCACCAGAATTTTGAGTAAGCCATATATAAGAATTGGTAGAATCAATACAAGCCGTGCCACCAGCATAGTTATATAAAGGCTTTTCATAAGTTTCTGCCCCATCTCCCGAATCATTTCTTGTACTCTCAAATCCGTTCCCGAATACAGAAAATTTAAGTTTTCCCGAATTGATTGTTGCACTCATTAATATAAATCTCCTACCAAAGTCGGTGAATCTGTAACTGTCATATACACTTTACAAGCGTGAACTCCCGTTCCGTAGACCATTTGAGGATTACTGCAATGGAATACTCTTTCACCCTTGAATGACTTATCCTCTGTAACGTTCATTTCAAGGTCTAAATCATCGTCAACTGTCACTCTGATATTAACTACCGCCGTTGCACTTAAAGTCGCATCTATGGTCAAAATCATTTCAAGCCGTTGACCAGAAGTGGATTGATTATATTCAATCTCGGCTATCTGACTCTCGGTTGAGCCGACAGTTATTGTGTCCGTGTTTGTGGTATGCAATAACCAAAAGTCTTTGCCACCTATCTGCTGTCCGTTGTTATAGTCAGAGGAGAGACCAGCTACTGTTTTGCTGAACCTATCTTGAGCTGATGCAAGTATCGGGTTATCTCCGCTACAAGTGACGTGCATCTGTCCACCGATGACATATACAATCTCGGTTATCGCTCCGATATCGTCTGATTCGGCTTGATTCCCGGTAAAGGCAAGAACATCGCCGGGATCATAAATCGGTATCATCGGCATATCCGAATCGTAAGGGACATAGTAAATTCCGTTCCATGTGTCGATTATCTCTTGCAATGCGGATAATCTGTTGTCCTGATCGGTAAACTGTAGGAATGGGTTAGTTCCAAGGTCGAGTACGAGTCCGCCCGTGTTGGTGTTAGAGACGTACTCCTGAATACCACCATCCTTATACACGTTGTAAATGCCGTCATAGGTCGTTTTGTAATCTGACAGATTAGAACTATACCTAAATGACGAACGGACGGTATCGACCGCTACAGAGCCATACGTGCCGACATACAGTAGCCCATCTCTGCCGATGTACATATAACATCCGAGGTAAGCCCCGAGATAAGATAAAACATCTCTCCACGTATCAGCGTCAGCCACAACATCTGCAAAACCCGTCTTACGGTTTCCGTTCGGGAGTGCGGAGATATCTGCTGACGTTGAGCCGAGAGTGACTCCGCAAGCCGTGCAAGCCTCTACAAGCCACTCATACGGTAATTGAATGGTCGTATGGTTTGCCGGAACAAATTTGACTTTCTCAAACTTGACCATCGCATCATAGGCTTTAATGTTGAGGCTGTCTTGGGTCTGCGTAATTTCAGAGATAGAAAATTTTCCCATCGGGATCACATCGGATGCACCGACCAGCTTAATAGACAAATCTATCTCTGCACCGTACAGTTCATATCTGCTTACGCTTAAACCCAACACAATGTTCAGTTCGGATGCGTAGACCGTACCGATTTCAAGTTTGTCTCCGCTTATAGCACGGGTTATCTTGCCCGAGCGGATATCGCCACCAACATAGTCATAGGTATCGTTGTCGGTGACGATGCTACCCGAGTATTCAAACATTCTTTCATGCTGTTTTATTTTTGTTTTGAAATCTTCCGATGCGTTATACATTATTGTTCGATTAGATTAAATGCGAGGTTTTCGATTCCACGTTCGATATTAAAGTTGTACCAATCGAGCGACCTGTCACCTACATAGAACGTCCTTGTCTCCTGTTCGCCAACCAATACATCGTAGTAAGTGACTTCAAAGAACATATCGCCACATACTTCTTCAAGTATTGCTTTGGCATCTTCGGGAGTAAGGTTCGCATACTTTAGTTCGAGTTTCCTTTTTTTGGCTACCAAAGTCGCTATCATCGTTCCATCTTCGGCTCTGCCTGAATCGGCTGATTGCACCGACATAATAGACCATTTCAACCCACCGGGGGATGCGGGCTGAATGGTTATATCACCGAGCTGGAAAAAGTATTGAGATATATCTACACTCATCTTCCACTCCTTACATTCTGTCTCTGTTGAGCCGTCACAATAACCCTATCGAGTATTCCGCCATCGAGTACGACAGGGATTGTTATATCCCCACCACTTGCAGCTGCTACACTTGCAGATATTGATGAGATAATCTGTTCCATGTTCATTACGGCTGTGTCTCCGCCATAACTTGTGACTATCTCGGGACCTGCCTCTCCAGCTAGGAACAAGTCACCTTTATCCACAAAGCCACCCGATGCCCTTGCTGTTATCTTGCCCGGATTGGTATTGATGCCCTTGCCGAGATTGTTAAGGTCGTTTGCTCCGTTCAGTAAGTCTTTTATGCCACCCGTTAAGAAGTTGAACGCCGCTCCGAACCTATCCTCGATAGACTTGAGTACGGTATTTGTCTCGGTCTGCAATCCACTCATAACATCATCCCATGCAGAGCCTATCTTCGAGTTCTTGATGGTGTCATAGATAGAATCGAACCCAGCTGATATAAGGGGATGCTCGGTAGACCATGCGTCTGTCCAAAGAGTGAAAGTCTCTTTCAGACTATTCACGCTTGTACTCATCTGCTCTGAATCACCCGTGACCACTCCATGAAGTAGACCAAAGGCATCCGAGAAAACACTTGTACCGTCCTTAAGGTCATCAAATACCGCTCTGTGAGTTGCACCAAAGTTGTACAGATAATTTCCGAAATCTTCGGCTTTGAACTTTGCAAAGTCCATGGATGCCTGAAATAATCCGTTCTTGCCAAAGAATGTCCAATTCTTGTAAAGGTCTGCATCAGCCGAACCAAATCCCTCAAGGATGGGACCAATGATGTTATGAGATATCTGCTGACCAAGAACTGCTCCGGCTGTTACTCCACCAGCTCCGATTCCGAGAGTGCCTAGGATAGAGCCAAGGATTCCACCTCCGGCAGCTGCACCAGCGCCAGCTCCGGCTGTTGCTCCGCCTCTTGCTATGGCCCCGGCTATGATGGACGGGACAACTCTTGAAATTGCTCCTCCCAGCTTAAGCCCAAAGAATGTAGCGAGACCTGTTGCAATTTCATCCATGAACCCGGCTCTTTCAAGTCCGTCTACGGCACTCTCAAACAGACCCATGATTCCGCTTTTCAGTTCTGATGTATCAGAGTTTTCAACAGCCTCTCCTACATCTTCCCAAGGGACGGCTTTTACTATCGTTGTAAAAAATTCCACTATCTTTGTGGCTATGTCGATAGCACCCTGTACACCTTTGTTGAGGTCGATGTTGGTAAAAGCGGATGTAATCATGGTGCTTACCCATGATTTCAATTCCTCAAAAGGCAAGGTCTTTAATGCACCTGATGCGAACTCGATTATCTTTCTGATACCATTGGATAAGAAGATTCCAGCCTCTTTAGGATCAATTCCTTTGAGCATGTTATCAATGGCAAGGCTAAAGGATGAGCCTAATCCCTCGGCATCTATACCGCCAATAGTTTCGTTGGTAGTTTTGATTATTCCACCAAGGGCTAATCCGAGTTCCGTGCCAATCTTCGGCATAAGAGTCTTGATAGCATCCACAAACTCACTTATCGGGATGTTCTCTATTCCTCTTCTGAACAGTTCAGCAATACCAGTTCCTAACCCGGTAAGGTCTACATCCTTGAATCCAATAGCAAGTTCAAATAATGCTTTCCATTTTTGAGTAAGTGCCTCGCCTATTTCACCCCAATTCATAGTATTAATCATCGAGGTAAAACCATCAGCAAGATTCTGACCGAGGTCTCTGAAATGGAACTCTTTAAAGAATGTGTTGATAGAAAATGCAATAGTGTTCAAGCCATCTGCAAGTGATTTGCCAATGAGAGGCATTGAGACACCCATCAGCACACCATCAAACATAGAGCCAAATCTTCTTGCCCATATCCGGGCTTTGGATTGAACACTATTCCAATTGATACTTGCAAGGGCTTGGTTGATCTTACTCGCTACCCCTGTGCCGAGGATTCTCCAACTTGTCGAGTTGAGAATTTCATTTACCCAGCTTTCGACAGGAACTTCCTCAAACATCTTTGAGTAGTCAAGATCATCTTTCTTTTTACTACCGCTGCCCTTGTTAGGATCATCGAGTTTATTGAGTTCGTCAAAGGAAAGTACGGTTCTCTTTAACTCTTTGGCTTTCTTATTTGAAAGGTCAGCTGCCTCTGCATATGAATACTGATACTTAAGTGCTTTTCTCCAAACAGATGCACCCGACAGAGCTGCCATAGCCTGATTTATCGCATTGGTCAGAGCGACAAACTTATCTATCAGCATGTCTATAACCGGGGCAACGGCATCAAGCAAAGGTGATACCATCGCTCCGACAGAGTTCTTAAGATATAAGAATGCCGTTGCAAGCCTGTCCATCGTCTCTACAAATCTTGCAGCCGATGAATAGGTATTCTGCCAAGCCTGTCCCCAAAGATAGAGGTTCTGTATTCCCTCTTTCATTGCTTTGGAGATTTCCTTGAGAGCCGACCTTATCAAACGATAGATTGCTATTCTCCCGAGTGATGAGGTAAACTTCCTCCACCTCTTTGTGAGGTCTGTCACAGTATTCGCAAGGTTCTTCAAAGGAGTAGAAATCAAACCGATGATCCCCTTTGTCGAACCCAAGGCAACAGAACTGACAGGGAGTTTTGCAAGGCTATACAGAGTGCGGACAATCGTAGAGACTCTGACAAGGATGATATTGGCAGCCTTATCTACTACACTTGCATTTGAAAGGACTATTGTCCTGATTTGTGATGCAGCTGACTTCCATGCCTCGGTCAGTTCTCCAAGAATAGGGATGTTCTTCGTTATTGCTCCCGACATACGGCTTAAATCGCTCATTATGCCCGTTGAATCGAAAGCGTTATACAAATCTCTGCCAAGGTCTGAAATGACCCTGTTGACCGTCTCAATGACTCTGATGGTATTCTGCCATGCCTGTGCGAACGCTCTGGCTCTCTCTGCTCCCGGTGTCCTTACGTTCTGCAACCTTGCAACAGTACGGGTAGCCGCTCCGGCAGCGTTTGCGATAGCACTCAAAGCAGAGGCTATTCTCTCAAGCCTCGCTAATGTTTCATCCGAAACGGCATTATTCAACTGATTAGAGAACTTTGCGACCGCCTGTGCAACGGTAGTAAAGTTGCTCGACAAATCCTGTGACTCTCCGAGTTTCTTGATGCGACTCATGGCAAGCGAAAAACTCTTTAAGCCATTTGCTATCTCTGCGAATTTAGTTTGACCCAGAGTATGGGACATCTTTGAAAGAAGTCCCGTGACACGCTGAAAACTCCGACTCATTCTGTCGGATTCTTCGCCTATCCTTATCAGACGGGTAATAGACCTATTGAACTGTGAGATATTTTTACTCGCACCCGGCAGAGATGCTGTCGATGCGGTTATCTTGTCGAAATTATCTTTTAATTGCGGAGTAACTTGCATCTTCTGCAAGTTACCAAGAGCGGTAGAAAGTCCCTCTACATGAGTCGCTGCTTTTCCAAGGGCAGATATACCACTCGTAAATGATTTCCAACCCTTATCATTAGCAGCCGTGTTCAACTTTTCGACCAACTGTGTGATCTGCTTAAGTTGAGTAACGGCTGCTCCTGTCTCCGCATTTATTCGTATTGTTAAGGAATCAATTTCCGCCATTTTTAATACCTTTATCTTTCAGGGTTTCCACCCATGCTTTGAGGAAATTGGCTGTGTCTGTAGCCTCATTTATAGCCTTTTGATTCCTTGCTCTCTCTGTAATGGCAATCGGCTCTTTCAGATATTCATCGGCTTTTTTCTTCTTTGAGAATGGATTGAGTATTGGTTGCAAACATGCGATACCGTGATATATGTAAAGACCCTGTAACCATTTCTCGTAATTCATGCGATCCACTCGCATTTCTTCTGCCTCTCTAAAGGCTTTCACGAGATAGGGTTCGCCATGCCAAAATAAGTCGTAGGACATCCCGATAGACAAGTAATAAGGGAACACCTCATTAAATGTATCGGTATAAGACTTCGTGGATTGTTCGCCTACTTGACTCTCCACGCTATCTTTTTTGACTCATCCTCCGGCTCTTTCATCAAAGCCTCCATAGGTTCGTTATACAGATTAACAAGAGCCTCAAAAAGACCGTCCTTGTCTCCAAGGTTTTCCCATATCTCATCTATGATGTTCTGTGAGGTACGGGGGTGATGAGCAACAAATGCTCCCTTGAACAGAGTGAGGAGAGAGGTCATAGGCTGTGTTTGTGCGGTTTCGAGATTGAAACCAGCTCTCTCCATCTGCTTGATTGAATCCCTTGTAAATTCAAGGTTGTACTGTGTTCCTCTGTGTTCAAATACGATTGCCATAAATTTTTACCTCCCCGTGTATTGTTTCTTTATGATCCCGATGTAGCGTTTGTATTCATCGAACCCTCGGTGTATACAGGCACGGTTTCAGGAGTAACAGCGATAGTGACAGGAATAGCCTCGTCCGTTCCGCCTCCGCCAAGAACAGCGGTGTAACGTCCATCAAACGCAATCTTAAGGATTGAGCCTGTAGGAGTGATGGTATTTCCTGACTTTGTTCCACCTACCCAGAATGCAAGATGCACAACTTCGCTTGTTCCCTCTGCGACAAGGGGAAGTGTGGTAGCATCAAGGAATCCGCTAAACTCAAGGTTTCCGCCATTGTCGATAAGAGCCGGGATATAGACATGCGCCCAATCGGAAAGAGTGGTGACATCTATAGCATTAGGGGCCTGTGCCATGTCAGGGAAATTGGAAATGTCACAGAGTTTGGTATAGGTGATTTCACCCTGAGACTCCGTGCCAATCATAAGAAATGATCCAGCGGTTAAAACTGCCATAATTATTACCTCCTTATACGTGGTAAATATACTTGTTTGAATCTACAACACCTCTGTATCTTGCGATTAATCTCGCATTATACATGTCGGATGTAGGTCTCATAGGTTGAGCCATCGTTCTTGAGAATCCGAGTGAGGTCATTTCTGCGTCAATGACATTCATAATGGCTTTGCACTCACCCTTTGCTCCATCATTCTTGGTGGAATAGATGTCAGCCTCAAATACAATGGTGTCAAAATTGTTTGCACGACTTGAATTGTGCTGATTCGTACTCTCATAGGAATCGGATTGTTCAAAGAACACCCAAGGGAATGATGCCGGGACATCTTGATATGTCGAACCGAGAATGTTTTCATACCCGGCAACCGTCAGAGCATTGTCTATGCGATTGATGATGATATTCTCAATGTCCGTCATCTAAATATCCTCAATGGAGTAGTTCTTATGTACAGTTCCATTTCCTTGTAAGCGTTATACATACCTTTTGCCGGGTTTTGCCCCCAATGGATTTGCTTGTTATGGGGCCAGGAGCCGTGGAAATGATATATCTTGTTGGGATAGAGGAATTGCTTGTGGGATATTGACCATGAACCGGGTGTAAAGCCCATTTTATTAGCAAATGGATTGTACTCGGTCATATTCAGACCCGTTCCAAACTCAAGGAACGTTATGTCACTTCCCGTTGCAACTAAATCAATGCCATTCTTATATGCTGTCGGGGGATCAACTACATGAGTTTTACCCTGATTAGCTGGCTCACCCTCAAGAGTGACAGCCTCTGCGTAACATTTATTTGCTACGTCTTTCCCGACATCCCATACATCCACAAGATAATCATGCAACGCACCCGTATCTCTTGCATTTTCAAGACTCTCTTGAGCCTTTTCCAGCTTTGCTATGAGTTTGTCGCATCCCGTGATAGTCATGGCTTTTTGGTTTCAACCCGTTTTATTGCAAGTGTGGTATGGTTTAGGGATATTGCAACCTTGGTAACGATGTAATTGTAGTTAGGCTTGGTATGTTCTTCGTCCTGATATGATGGCTCGGTATCAATGAACAATACTGTATGTTCGTCTATGTTCCAATCCGTTCCCTGTAAGACTATGACTTTGTCATACTCTATGCCGGTCCCGAACTGTTCAATCTCGGCAGACCCTGTTGATGCAGAGATGTTTCCTTTGGCAGCTACCGCCTCGGCATATCCCGATTTGTAATCACCCGTGAAATTCCCATCTGCATCAAATATCTTTGTCTTATCCGAAAACAAACAGTAGTAAAATGTTCTCTTGTTATAATCGAGTGTTCTCATACTACCTTTACATTGATGATTTGACTCATCTCTGACCTTTTACCCGTTACTGTGATAGTTACATCTCCCGGAGTAAGAGCGGTTATCACTCCATTCTCTATTGTTGCAACTGACTCATCGCTTGATCCGTAAGAATAGCCCTCGTTCACTTCTTTGGATTCGCCATTAGTGAAAACAACTTCGGTGTAGACCAACAGTTCGTAAGTCTCACCTACACTCATTTCCTCTTTCCCGGTAATCACAACGCTTATATCTTCGGGAATAGCCTCTCCTATGGTACGTGTGAAAGGTACTATCTTCTTGAGCAATGATGTGGATACATAGCCATCCTCGTAAGTCCTTGAGATTCCGTTCTCGGTATGGATTCTCTCACCCTCCGCCCCACGGTGCAGATAGAGTTCATTTGCTATCTGCACTTGTAGGGTTGCGTATCTGTTTGGCACTTCCGCCAAAACATAATTCGTGAGGAATGGATAAGCCCTGTGGACTACGATATCAGCCGCAAGGTCAAGATAGACCGATAACATAGCGGAATCAGCCTCGCTATCGCCACAAATTCCTTGTAGCATTGTCAACTTTTCCGCCTGTGTCATATTTATCTCCTTATGTTGCGGTGTAATGATACTCGATGCCGATTACAGCGCCCGATGCCGGAGCGGCGGTAAAGGTAACAGTTCCATTGCTATAGGAATAGCCGGATGTAAGGATTACACCGTTGACAGATACTACAGGAGTATCGGTAGGAGTATTGTCGAGAGTGAATGCTACAGTAAGACCGTCACCAGTCTCGGTCTGAACGGTATGTACGGATGCACCGGGCAGAGCAATCTGTACAATCTGTGAGTCGTTGGTGAGAGCAACAAGATAATACTTACGAGCGAAAATATCGTTGAGTCTCTTGTTAGCCTCGTCCTTTGCTCTTGCAGCGATTTCGGTGCTGACACCCGTCTTATTGAATACGGTAACAGCCTTGTCAGTTCCGACATAAATCATATTTGCGGATGCGTTCTGCTTTACGTAGAGAGCGATACCAGCGATAGTTCCGACATAACCCTGACTCCAAGCAAGAGTAGGATCGTAAACAATCTGGTCTTTCATTGCCTTACGAGCAGCTGCAAGAGTGTTGGAATCCATGATAGCCCAAAGGGTAGGAATGGTTCTTCCCTGATACTCTCTTGCGGTCTCGTTGCCGTCTACAAAGTTGATCTTTGCAGCTGCATCTACGAAAGCGTCAAAATCGGGCTTGGCTGCTGAAACGGCTCTTGATGCCTTTGCCATCTCGCCATAGATTTCAGCGTTGACCTTATCAAAAAGAGAAATTCCGAGACGGGTGATTCCTGTCTGAACAGCAACGGGGTCTCTCATAAGAGCCTCGTCAGAATATCTGAACCATGCCTGTGCGCACTTGATCTGATACTCTTTCTCAACGAGTGAGGTTGAAATATAGCCTGAATTACCCTGTCCCTCGGCTACATCCTCTGCGTCTCCCGTTGCACCGTATACATTAATCTTGCGGATGTCGCCATCGACTCCCTGAAGTCCGTTGTCTACGGTTGCAAACCCGGTAAGGTCGAGATGAGATGCATATAAATCTTCGATTTCGTTGGACACGAAACCCTGATTGAGTGTTGCGACACCCTGAATTGATGCTGTCTGTGCCATAATTCGTTATCCTCCTATAATTGTTGTAGGTAAGGGGTGACACTCACGATATGTGTCATCCGTATTTGCTTTACTTATTGTAAAGTTTGTTGTACTCGTCCGGGTATTCATTAGCGAATTTCATCTTCTCTGCCGGACCTAATTTTCTGAAAGCCTCTAACGTCATAGTAGGGGGAGTCTTTCCGCCCTCGCCATCTGGTCTGGGGGTAGATTTCAGCAACTCGGCTTTAAATGCCTTGTCGTGTTCGGTCATAAATGATCCCATCGCCTCAAAGAATGCCTCACTATCCCCATTAGTGAATGCCTCTGAACACTTACTTGCGATTCCATCATCCATGCCTATCTTCAAAAAGGATGCTTTTCTCTCGGATATGGTCTTTTCTCTCTGTAAGGTCTCAATCTGCTCTTTGAGTTGAGCCATCTGCTTTTCGGTATCGCTTGATCCCTCGCTGGCTTTCTTTTCGAGTTCCTTGAGTTGCCTTTTGTACTCGGCAGCCTCGGAGTTAGCCTTTGTAGTGGCTTTCTTGTATCTCTCAAGTTCTTCGGAGTTATCCTCAATCTCAAGAGCCTCCAGCGCCTTGACCTTATCCTCTGCGGACATTTCGGCATAGCCGTCAATCTTGCTTGTATCTAACATTTAGACCTCCTTGCGTTTGTAGCGGTTCACTCCGCAAACTCTGATTTAAAAGGCTTTTCTGCCTTTGCGTTTACAGTTCACTCTGTTATCTATAAATATACACAATTTTCTGACAATTTCAAGAATTTGGGGATAATTGTCATAAAATTGTTATCATCCTCCCCGAAATGGGCTGATGCCGTGGCACTTCACCCATCTCGCCATCCCAAAACGGGGAGGTAGGGATGCAAATTGTCTGATTATTTGCCTATTGGTTCGATATTGCATCTACAATTATAATGTAACGGTATAATTATTTTGTCAATTTCAAATATTTTACCGTCTCTTTCCTCACATTCAGCGCAGACCTTTATATCACGCTGGGTTATCCACCTTACACGGTCAAACCCCATCGCTCTTATGCCCTCAACATAGGATTCCATCGAGATATTGTCTCCGGCTTGCTTTGCCTGTCGATTCCAATACCTCAAAGCCTTGTCGAACTCCTTTTTCATGTCTGCTTTGTTCTCTGACATGAGGATGGTCTCAATGGTACGGGCTAATTTGCGCTCATACTCATTGTTGAAAACGTACTTCACTATGCGATTGTCTTTTTTGATGTAACTCTCGACAAAATCCCGTGCATTGAATGTCTTTTCCTTGCGAAATCCGTCTCTTTTCCCGACAAAATACTTTATCTTGTCACCTTTAACGGATATCACATTCTCACAAGAGTCCTCAAAATAATGCAGAGCGAGCAGAATCAGAATATCTATCAACTCGTCATAGCATTTCTTATAGGTAGCCGTTATCTTTTGGCTCACGGTCTTATACCCTTTTGAGGCATTCAATTCATCGAAAGCCAATGCCTGAAACTCCCGGTTAAGGGAGTTAAAGGCTCTGACTATGAATAAAGCGTATTTCTTATAGAGTTTGTCGGTGTAGTCGTATTTCATTCAGTTTCGCCCGACTCATCATTTTTGATGAGTACGTCCTCTGTCATAAGGCTTTCAGCCTTTATGCGTTCCTGCTCGTCATGCCACTTTTTCGCCTCGGCAAAAGCTGCATCGGGATCGGGGAACATATCGGAATGCTCGTATGCCTGTTGAGGGGCAATCCAATCATTCGATAGCATGGTCACAAGGTTTGTAACCTTTGCAGAGTCGTTGGTGTAATTTCTACGAGGGAATCTGATGTCTACCTGAGTAAGTGCGAGATTAGTTCCGCCCATCGTGTTAGCGATGAAAATAATCATATTAAGGAACTTCCTCTCTGACTTCTTAAAGCATATCTCGGTATTCTTCGCCCTCGCCTCGGCAGCTGACCATCCATCACGGAGCAACACAGCAGACCCTGTATCCGATGTGGATGAACCGCCATTTCGGTTAGGCATACCGCATATGTAAAGCACAGCCTCGTATAAATCGTCCTTGAGGGTCTGTGTGTCGCCCTGATTAAGCTGCTGTTGTAAGTAGTAAGCCTTTGCACCCTCCGGGATGAACATACCGCCTACTTCTTTGAGCCTTGCCATAAATTCGGATTCGGTATCCGTGTCCAGTTGCATGTTTTCAAGGCAGAGAATAGCCTGTATGAACTGTTCTACTCCGTCAGCCCTGTCGCTCTGAACATTATTGATGGCATCCAAAAGTCCTATTACGATTTCAAAATCGCCCATTCTTGCATTGTTAGCCGGGTATTCGATGATAGGGACCACTCCCATAGAATGAGCCGTGGTTGACTCTATCTTGTCGTCCTTTATCACAAAAAACTCATGGTCTGTATACACGTAATAGACCGTTTTATCTTCATCGGCTAACTCCACATAGGTAACACCCATGATAGGCTTATGCCCCAATTTTGAGGAATAGACCACAAAAGTAGTCCGAGGATCAAGCGTAAAGAACTCAAAGGGGCTGTCGGTCTCATCAATCCGCTCCTCTTTGGGTAAAACCATCCTGTATGCCGTCCCACAGATGGAAAACCACTCCGCTATCTGCAAATCGGAGTCCTCTTTCGACTCAAGTCCGAGCCATGCATTGACCATCTTCAAATCTTCGGTCACTTCATTCTCCCCGGCATCTATATACTGGATGGGGGCTGACAGAAAATACCCGGTCTTAAAGGAAACTATCTCATTCGCATGGTTCTCTACGACAGTATTGCAGATGTTGTTGTTAAAATTCTTTTCTCTGTCCAAGATAGGCTGGTCGCCTTTATAGTATTTATAAAGGTAATCAATATCGGCTACATTGGACGCATTGTCCTCGTCTGCACTTTTCAGCACATCAAGGACATTCTGACTTGTGATTTCCTCGGCATCGGTATATATGACCGTTCTGCCGTGCAATTCCCTATCAGCCATTATCTTGTTCCTCTCCTTTTATATGTTCTTCTGACGGGCTTGGCATCTTCGGGCAATTGGTCTTCCACGCTCTTAACGTCCTCGATAAAAGACTTTGCTACTTCTTTGTCAGAAACTATAGCCTTAATAGACTTGCCATCTGTGACATCCCCGTTGTTCCACTTGGTGAGTGACTCTTTCAGATTCTCACCGACCGAAAAACGTCCACATTTAGTACATACGATTCGTTCGGGGCTGATTTCAGGGGTAAGATTACATTTAGGGCATACTGTTACTTTCATAATTCCTCCTTTGGTTCTTCGTTTAGATGAATCTTTTGAATGTTCCGGCTGACATGGTATGTTTAAAGACCATTCCAGCTGCCATTGCGAGTGAGTCGGGAGCATCATCGTGCTTATTCTTGCCAGATATCGTGAACGTAAAGACATTGTCCATGAACATCTGATAAGGCTTATCCCTCTTTTCGGATGCCATGAATATAAAGTTCTCCCTTATTTCAGGGGCTTTATCAAATATCCTCTGCTCTTTTGAGGTTGTAGTAGGGGCTGATTTGGTCAGAACTACGCATTTTATGCCCCTTTTTCTTAAAATCTCGTTAAGTTCATCGGCAAAACCCGATGTCATCTTGTTTGCCTCTATCTGAATCTTTGAGACCCCGTATCTTTTGATATAGTCGGCTATCATCGGCAAGGTCGTGCGTTTATCCTCATTGGAATAAATCACAGCCGGGATATAGACGTTATCCTCAACTTGTACACATATGGGAGCTGCCAAGTAGTCACCGCCACCCCATGCCGGATCACATGCGATGAACACCGATTTGTATCCATCGGGTATCTCACCATTGAAATACCTGAGGTCTTTGGAGGCAAAGAGCGACCCCTCACGTTCATACGGCTGACCCATATACTGAGCCGACCATGAGGCTAAATCGTCATTTCTCTCAAAAGCCATTTTGGTCTGTTTATAAAATTCGGTATCGAACCCGACCCCGTACTTATAATTGAAGTTGGATTCACCCTTTTCATCCACAGCTGGGACGTTGATGACCTTATACCTAATGCCCCCGTAGGTCTCAAGCATCGAGAGTCTGACACCGATGGGGTCATTTATCGACCACCTGGTCCCACACCATATCTTTTTAGAGCCTTTCTTACACCGGGACAGCAAATCATTGGACACTTTCATCCATAGCGTCGCCATTCGGTCTTTGGAAAGTGCCTCCTCGATGCCACTACATAAGTCGTCAGCAATCATAAAGCCCGTGCAATCACAGGCCCCGTTAAGCGTTCCGTCAATCGACCTACATGTAATAGTCGGATATCTCATCTTCCTTTGGACATCCACCGTCTGATATTGGGCATTGACCTTGACTATCCTCTCATCAAAGGCTTTCTCCCAATGGTAGGTCACATCGTCTTTCATTACCTCGATAAGACCGTTATAAAAGGCTTTGGTGATGGTATCCGAGAACGCTGAATACAGATTGCTTGATAACGGGTACTTCCCGGCTATCCATGTCGCAAAAAACAACAGTATCGAGGTTTTGCCGATTCTTGGAGGCAGACTTATGAACAATTCGTCTTCCTCATCATCGACCAGACTCTGTAATCCCTCCACGATGGGCTTTAACGTCTTTCTGCGTGGCTGATAGAACCTTTCTTCGGGCGGTCGGTCAATCTCCATGTACAGTAAATACTGTTCAAAGTCATCCTTGGCAGCGTACTTTAACGACTTCAGGTACAAATCGTAGTAGTTCTCTATGTCGCTCTCTTCACAGCCTCTCATGCACTTCTTTATGATGGGCTGAACCGCAAGATTGGCTTTCACAAGACTTGGTCTCCTATCGACCGACCCGAGACATCCGAAAAAGTCATAGAACTTTTCCACCGTGGGCTTTTTCTGCAAGTCTTTTGATATCCTTAATGCCAGCTCTATGACTTTCTTGTTTTGATCCTCAATCGTCATCCACTACCGCCCTGTATTTAGCCTGTAAAGATTTTTTGTCCGTCTCGATATGACCCTTAAACGAAATCTCGCTTTGGTCTTTGTACCCAAAATGGTTCTTTAACAGGAAGATTCCCGTTACCGGGTTGATCCTCTGTTCCATCATCATTTCGATCATTATTGCCTCGACCATCGAGATGCCTTTTAAGAGCGCATTACGAGTCTCATCAGTTAGTCTTTTGTCCCCTATCAGTTCGTTCAAGCCGTCAGGAGTCGTCCCCATAGATAATGCATAGTCCGACAGGCTTACTCTTACTCCGTCTGACTTGCACTTTTCCAGATACTCTAATGTCCTCCGCCCTATCGCATCTACATTCCATTCGATAGGTGGCATCATCGCCACGTCCCTTACATGGTCGATATGCCGGATATTAGCCTGTCTGCGCTCCTCATCCAACACTAAATAGGTTTTACTGACTTGTATATCTGCCATAAATTGTTCCTCTAATCTATTAAATACTACATATTTTCTGATATTTCAATTACTTATCCACTATTTGTCTGATTATTTGCATATTGTCAGATTATTTATCTAATTATAAAACATCAGAAAATACACTTCTCAATTTTTGCTATTTTAGGAAACTTAAGGAAAACAGATAACCGTGCGTTTTAGAAGAAATTTGAGTCTTGAATGACCCTCGGAGTAAAAAGTATTTTCTCGGGGATTTTTGATACCAAGTCAGCCGAAATAGCAATATTTGATTATAGTTTTAGCCGTTCAAGGGACCAGGATTCCGTTTCAGCCGTTCATGTCTATGCCTATCCCCTATTACCCCTATACGCTATATATATATTTCTCATGCCTACCGGGATATCTGCAAAAAGACCTTTTTTAGGAAAAATTTGGTAGAAAGCCCCCTCCGCCCTCAAGCCCTCCAATGATCCCCCCAACCCCATCCCGACCCCGTCAGCACGACCAACACCCCGAGCGGATGCCCTCAAGCCTTGCCCCGTCCGCTCCTCCGATTCCCTCCCGAGGAATTGAACCCCCAAAAACCCGAACACTCGTTTGCATTCCGTGGGATCAACCACCCCCGAACAAAAGTTTTGGTAAATCCTGACAAAAAAATCCTGGAATTTTGTATGCCGGAATTGATGTAAATTGACATTTTCCCTATTGTAAATTGATATGATAACCGATATAATGTATGTAAGGTCATAAGCAACAACCCCGAATACACCTCTCAAAGGTTGAACCAATCGGACGGAGGCGGAAAGGAAGAGAGCGGAGACCCCACGAAACCCCATAGAATGCCCGAGAGGGTGAGCAAAGTGAAAGGAGCGATACATATGTCAATGAGATTAAAGAAAGCCATGATGGAGTATGCAAGGAAGAATTGGAAGGTATTTCTTACCGAATCAGAGACGGCTGAAACCATGGAAGATTTAGACCACGAGGACACCATAAGCGGATACATTGAAAACCTTGTGGAAGATATCACCGAGAGCGGAGACCCCGAGGCGGTCGCACTCTATGCGGAGATAATTGAGGCTATAGCATAAGAGGAGGGGCGGAAAATGGAAAGAATTATCCGAGAGTTGGCAACGGCAAAAGATGAAATCGACTTACAGAGCATCGCTCTCAAGGTGTCCTTACTGTATAAGAAAGGACTTTTAACCTATGAAGAGTCAGAGCATCTGCAAATCATCATCCGCAAGATGGGAGCATACTTCAAAGATTGAGTATATCAACAATGTGTCGGCAAAAACGGAAACGACCGACACCCACAAGAAAGGGGCAGAACATGGCAAATATCTATAGAGTATCATTCAAAATCGGATCTTTTTATCATAGCAACATTGCACTTGCAGAGAATCCCGAAGACGTAAAAGCGTACTATTCCGAGTATACAGAAGTTTCTGTATCTGACGGCAACGAGGGAGATTTAAGAGAGGCGGAGAGAAAGGGAAAGCCCGTTATAACTGTAGAGCATAAGGAGGCGGAAAGCATGGAAGTTAAAAAGGTAATCAATGAGGCATTGGACGGCATCGAACTATATTTTGCAGAGATGCCCACCGAGGAGACAAGAACGACCCTCAAGGCTAACGGCTTCAGATGGAACAAAGCAAAACGGTGTTGGTATGCAAAGCGCAAGCCCGAAACCCTAGCAATAGCGGACGGCATCGCATCGGGTGCGCCTGTATCTGCTCCAACTGTAAAAGCTGCCAAGACCCCCGAGCGGATCAACCTTGACAATCTCCAAAATCTGCCTTGTCTGTATGGTTCAGACTTAACCAAGGCAATCCGGGACGACCTCAAAAAAAGAGGGGTCAGGGGTGTAACTGTAAGGAAAAACCATTCTACTGTTGTTATAACTGTTACGGCTACGGCTGAAGATATCGCAAGTGTTGAAGAAATGAAAACCCGTTATAATAAATCCGCTTTCGGATGTGATGCGGAAAGGGGTTTCTACAACGGCACGAGATGGATTTACAACTACTCAGAATTGACAGAGGAAGAAAAAGCGACCGAGTACCACAACAATATTATGTACAGGCTTACAAAGGTAAATTCTTTCAATATCTACCATCAGGACCGCACCAACTACCCCGAATTGACAACGGCATTTTATAATAAACTTGTGGCGGTCTTCAAGATTTCTAATCAATGGAATTATGACAACTCGGATATTATGACGGACTATTTCGACCGTGGTTATTATCTCGATATTGATATCAAAACCCCGTCCGACTTCGTACCCCGTGAGAAGATGACCGAGGAAGAAAGAACCGCATACAATAAGGAGATAGCCGAGCAGATAGAGGCAAACAAAAGAGCCTTTGAGGAGTTCCAGAAGAGACAAGAGGAAGAAAAGAAAGCCCGTGAGGCTTACGAGGCAAAGAGGAAAGCCGACAGAGAATTGATAAACAATAATATGTCTGTTGTTGATCTTCCCGAGGCTGACCGCATCTATATTAACAATCTTGTGGGCGGTATCGGCAAAGAATGCAATATGTCAGAGCTGGAGGAGACCATAAGCACCAACCCCACCACGGGGGAGGCACTTATAAGCCGGAAAGTAATTTTCAGGACTTCGGCAGCTTATGAGGCTTTTACAAAATATTTCCTTGATGATTTCTCTTTCCTTGATGGCATGGGCGGAACTGCAAGCGATGACATAAGACTTGAGGGCGTGGAAAATCCTTTCTACAGGCTGAACGAGGAACAGAGAGAAACCGTTAAATTATATATGAATAATTGCGTAGCGGTTTATCTTATGGACAGTTTAAAACTCGTAATTGATCCCGAGGGCTATTCTTACGCAAGATACGTATACAAGCCGACCGAGGAAAGCCAAATCTTGAAAGCCTCGGAAGAGACCGAGAGACAGAAAGCCGAGAGCGAACAGAAAGCCCCTTTCTATTTTCCAGAATCCGTAGAAGTTCAAGCCAATAATATCAATGTTGGGGATGACATAACTATATATCAGTGTGACGGATGGAATCTTTGTTCTATATATGGCGGTGCGGGGACAGTGACAGAAGTCAAGCCGGGATCTTATGCACAATATAACGGGGTCTGGCTTTCTCTCCTCAATGGTCGGAAGATGTACAAAGCATTCATAAGAGATAACAAAAAGTGCCTCATCTATAAGGGCATAAAGCCCCGACTTCCCGAGACCCTCACCCATAGGCGCATAACCGATACAATGTCGGAGCTGCTGAACGCTGACGAACTTTTCCCCGCTTTGCTCTCCTACTATCCCGACAAGCCAATTATTGACACCATACAGAGATAATAAGCACACCGAGCCGGGGCGGTATATCTCCGGCAGAAAGGATAACCATGTACACACATTTTATTAATATCCATTTCATAGCAACCACAAACAAGGTAAGATTTTCTATATTCTGCAAGTATTACACCACGCAGATAGACAACAACACCTTTACAGTTGACGGCTTGAGAGAATGGAACGGTCCCAAGACTTACGAGGGAAAAAAGGAAGTCGCCAGAGCCATTGCTAAAGAGTGGCAAGCGTTTGAGGATGATTACAGTTATTCAGAGTTGCAAGGATGGCAGAACTTTTTCGAAGAAATCGGCAAGGCTTACGGGCTGATAGGTGAATTTAAAGAGAACGGGATCATTTAAGGGAGGTAATAGCATGAGAGAATATAAAAATTATATGGTCATGGAGATGGGTATAACTGAATGGATGATAGCAAACTTTAATTCCTACGATGAGGCGGTCAAGTTCTGCAATGCCTATATACCCAAGGAGGCGGACAAGCTGGAAGTATGGGGGACCGATGAGGACACCGACACATTTTTAGACGCTGACACCCTCTATATCAGAGACCTGAAGAAGAACACAGCCGTTGATCTTGGCAAGGTCTCGGACAAGGTTTTAGGGCTTGCAAGCCGTCTGTATGATGAGGAGATGGAGGAAAGTTACGGGGATGTGGTCGCTACTCTATCCACATTAGACGGCTGTCACGATACTATCGAATATCTGCTGAACACCATAGACGATATTTTATCATAATAGGAGGTAAAACAAGATGATGCATACATTAATAGCCGGAGTTTCTGGAAGTGGCAAGAGTTACACCGAGAATAAGTTAATAAAGAGGCTTTTGGAGAGTGAAGCAGCTCTAATGCTGATTGACCCCAAGAGAGTTGAACTGTTTGAGTACAAGAGCAATCCCAAGGTTATCCGCTACACGGCAGATATTGATGATTGCATAGATTGCCTTTATCAAGCGGAATCGGTAATGATGGACAGATACAGGCTGATGCAAAACAAGGGGCTTAAAACCTATGACGGGGGGCCTTTATATGTAATCATTGACGAGGTTGCACCATTGGTAAGAGGTGAGAACAAAAAGGAAGTCCGTGAGCGTCTGTATCAGATATCAGCACTCGGACGAGCTGCAAAGGTCTTTTTAATCGTCTGCACACAGAGATCAACGGCTGACATCCTCCCCCGTGATATCGTTGTGAACCTTGACATTGTATGTTTGAGGCAGCGCAAGCCCGTTGACAGTAGGGAACTTATCGGAATCCCGGATGCTTGTAAATTGCCCCGTATCGGTTATTGCTACATCTTCGGGGATAACTTCAGCAGACCGCTCAAGATTTCAACTGATGACGTTTGGGACCGGTTAGAGGTATAAGGAGGCAAGGGCATGAACAACGAGGACATCAAAAGATATTGGCAAGAACTCAATGAGACATACGGGACCTGTTTTGAGATGCCGAACGAGCTGGAGTTTGACGAGGATCAATTTAAACATGACATAGCGATGGGACAGACGTTTGATGCAGCTATGCAGAGGGATATGGCTTGACAGGCAAGGTAAAATAAAACTAAAGACCAGGATTTCCCCCGGCTGAACGGTCGGGGGTATCCTTTAACCCTTTTATCAGGAGGTTTCTATGGAAATTTCATGCGGTTTGATCCGTGGGAGGCATTCTGTACCGCCTACTATCACCGAGTTCATCTATCTATATGACATACCACAACAGCACATCTGCGATGCGACCTATATGGAGGGCATCTGCGCCAAGTATCTCGACCGCCACACCGAGGCAACAACCATAAATGTGTACGTCACAGGCTTTACCCCGGCTCTGCTCGCACTCATAAAGGTCTGTGGGACCAGGAATATACACGTCAACGCATACAATTACGACCGAGAGGGAAAAACATTTTGGAGACAGGAGGTGATCTAATGTTCCCGTGGGAAGAAGAACAGAACATCGAGAGCAAAAATAAAGGAGACATTGCCAACCGTGAAAAACAAGCCCGTTGGAGAGAACGTCATGCCGATGAACACAGGCAGAGGGTTCGTGACAACCTTGAGAAGAATCCCGGCTATCTGCAAGAATGGAGGGATAAAAACCCCGACAAAGTGAAAGAATATAGTCTGCGTCAGAATGATACAGAGGAACGCAAGGCATATATGCGTGAGTATATGAGGGAATACCGCAAGGCAAAGGCAGCTGAAAAGGCTAATAAGTCGGCTGAACCAGATTCAAAGGGTTCTGATAATGCTGAATAGTGTTTGTTCCTTACACGTTATAAGGTATATATATGTTTGTTCCTTACGCAAAAGAGGGTTAATACTAAATTAGCCCTCTTTTATTATGTATTTTGACAAAAATACACGTAAATATAACATTTTAAACGAGAAAAGGGACGAATGATCGGTTCGCCCCCTTACCCGGAAAGGATTTTAAATGAAAAAACTGATAGTCTTAAAGATATTTTAGCAAAATATACGGCAGAGTCAATCGTGGGTCTTGCGATACTTTCTCATATACTCACGCTCTTTCTTTCTGACAACCGCTGCGCCTTGCTTTCGTTCCCACTTGTCACGTCTTTTCTTGCGTGTCGGGTCTCCATGCTTGTCAAACCATTTTCTCCATCGTAATGTAGATGCAGCTGGATTAGATTTTCTTGCCATAGACTCCTCATTTCTGATTAAGCATCTGACTTAACTTTATAGCATGGGTCAGCACCTTTGATTTACGGCAACATGGGCATGTATAACATTGTGTGGGTTCTATTATACCCTTTTTGATATCGGCTATTCTTGGGGCATTAGAGCGCACCATACGCATAGCCTCATCGAGATACACTTGATCCACTTCTATCAATTCTATATCGGGTTCGGGTTCTTCTTTGGATACGGCAGCTATGATGAACGGA